CGGCCGTGCCCACGTCCCGGACCACCAGGCCCCGCGGGAACGTGGCCGCCGCGTAGTGCACCACCGTGCCGGCGTTCGCGGTCACGGTCAGGCAGATGTCCGTGGTGAGGTCCGTCCCAGCCGACCGGATCACGTAGATCTTGCCGTAGCAGTTCACCTGGTTACCGACGATGTTGCACCGGGTCCGGTAGTAGGCCCCGTACTGCGTCCCGGCCGTGTTGGTCTTGAACACCGAGAAGTCCGCGAACCGGTCGATGGCGTCCGCGTACACGCCGCCGATGCACTCGATCGAGTAGGCCCGGCCCGCGGTAAACACGCAGTTGGTGAGCGTGAGCACGGCCGTGATGCTGCTGACCGACCCGGACGGTGAGGTGGACCAGACGGCCTGCACGCCGTCCTTGCGGGTCACGAACGTGTTGTTGGTGACCAGCTTGGCGTCCACATCGGACGCGAGGTTGCCGATGTCGGTTGGCACGTCCACGGCGGACGCCACCGATGGGTAGCGGAGCCCCTGCGAGGTGGTAGGCATGTCATCGACTCCAGTTGACGGTCATGGTCATGGATGGACCGTATCCGCCACGGCCATCCCAAATCACGTACGGGCTCCCGCCGGAGTTGAAAATGGCCAGGCCCCCGGCGGTGCCCGCGGCCATCGACTGGACCCACGAGGCCGGGATGCCGAACGACGTGCTCTGGCCCCATGCCAGCGTCGGGCCGCCGGTGGACGAGGTGCGGGTAGGCGCGCCACCCGGCCGGGTCTTCTCCGTCACCAGCCACAGCGTGGTGCCCTGGCCCGCGGTCACGCCGCCGCTGGACTTCCGCCGGACCTGGATGGACGCGGACAGGATGGTGGCACCCGCCAGGGACAGCAGCGCGTTGCCGTAGAACGCACACCCCACGTGGTTCCCGTTGCCGCCGTACTGACCTTGGTAGATGTCGTCGTTGTCGGTGCGCCAGCCCACGAACACCGACGAGCGATAGGAACGGGTCTCCACCGGCCCGAACGTACTGGTGCCGGTCACCGTGGCGGGCTTGGCCGGCGGCGGGGCCACGTTGTCGATCGGCGGCGGCACCGCGGCGGTGCCCAGCCGGGCCACCGCCACCCAATACAGGCCGTTGCGCTGCAACAGGAGCACGTCGTTGGTGCCGGGGGAGATGTCCCGGGCGCATTTCACGGTGATCACCGTGCCGTTGAGCCATACCGGCACGCTGTCCCCGGACTTGGAGCCGGTGGCGTAGACCGTGAGCGGTTCCCGGCCCGGCCTTACGCGGTTATCGGCAAAGTCGGTCACGTCAATGTCCTCACCGTGAGCGCCATGGCCGGCATCGAACCTTTCGGGGCCGCGTACGGCAGGGACAGGCGGTCCACCACGCACGGCACCGCGGCCAGCCCCAGCCGGGTGGAGGTCAGGCCCACCACGTCCCCGGCCTGGATGGTCGGGTTGGGTGGAATGGTCACGGTGTACGTGGTGGCAGTCTGCCGCTGCCGCCGGTCCCGGATGGTGAGGGCGGCGGCGGTCGCCTCCCCGGTGGTGGTGAGCAGCGGCGACTGAAAGAAGTACGGGACCGGCAGCGGGTTGTACGGACCGCCGTAGGCGTCCGGGCCGGTGACGATGTACGCCACGCCCTGCACCTGCGCGCCGGTGGAGTCCTGGCCGCGGGCCACGATGACGTTGGCCCCGCCGGAGCGGTCGCTCGAGCCCTCCAGGGTGATGATGGTCCGCACGCCGTCCTCGGTCAGCGTGAGTACCGGTGTGGTGCTCGAGCTTGGCGGGGACACCCGCAGGTACCCCTCCGGGTCCACGAACGCCTGCGCGGGCCACGAGTCCAGCAACTCATTGACCGCGCCCAACCGGTCCTCGTCATAGTTGATGCCGGCGGGCACGGCCCGATCCACCAGGCCCCCCTCCGTGACCACCGTGATGGCGGGCTCCACCAGCGCGCGCAGCGTGGACAGGAACGTGCCGGTTGGCTGAAACGGGGAGATGAGCCTGGCCTGATTCACCAGCTCCAGCCGGCCCACCGCAGTCACGTTCAGGGCATCGCCGTCGGGCTCGGTCTCGTAGATGAGCAGCCGCGCCCGAGTGAGCCACTCCACCGCACCCTGGCGCAGCCCGATGCCGAGTTTGACGTGCAGGTGTTGGCCCTTGGCGGCCAGCGGCGAGATCGGGGAGGTGGGCGTCCAATCCACGCCGTCTTTGACCCGCGGCACCCGGAACGTGGCCCGCTCGGGCACGGCGATGGACCGGTCCGTCTCTTCGCCGCCGGAGACAATGGGCACGTTGTCGGCCAGCAGCACGCCGCCACGCCACGACTCCACCGCGCACTTGTAGACGAACCCAGCCCCGGCCAGCACCGACTGCGCATCGCTGGAAACGGTGATCATGACAGGTCCGCCTGCCCGAGCGCGAGGTACGTGGCAAAGTCAGCGGCGAGGTTCGAATACGTCAGGCCCGCGTACACCGCGGCCAGATCCCCGTACGTGAAGCCAAGCGCCGTGAAGGCGGCGGCCCACCCGTCCACCTCCACCGCGTGACAGGTAAAGATCCGCTTCTCGTCCGAGCCGTCCTGCGAGAACCTGCGCTCCCGGATGTCGGTCAGTACGTAGAAGCCGTCCACGCCGTCATAGCCACCGGGCTGCCGGATCTGCACGATCCCCTGCGTACAGTCGGCCAGCACGTCCCGAAGGTTCTCCGCGCTCGAGGTGGCGTCCACGTACAGCTCGATGTCCCCCTCCGACTGCGAGAGATCCCCGGACACCACCACGTTGCGGGACCCCACCCGGAACACGGTGGAGCTTCGGTCGTACGCCTTCTCCGCCCATGACCAGATGACCACCTCGGCGGACAGGGCGGCGATGGCATCGGACACCACCACCTTCCCGCCGGGCAACGTATGCACCGCGGCGGCGCTGGCCGTCTCACTGCCGTTGATGGCGGCCACGTACGTCACGGGCACGCCGAACGGAAGCGACGCGTCGATGCGCAGCAGGGCCACATCGGTCATCGTCACCGTGCCGCCCTGGACCAGGGTGCGCACGCCGGCCACCGACCGGTAGACGGACACGATGTCCCCCACCTGGAGGTCCACCACCGTGATCAGCACCCGCGGCGGGTACACCGCCTGCTCGTCCACCTGGATGATGGTGTTGGCCTGGTAGTTGTCCCCGTCCACGGTGGTGTTGTTGGTACTGCCGGTCTCCCGGCGGGCACCCCACCCCGCCTGGGTGGCGCTCTGGATGGCCGTGTCCACCGCGGCGCCGGACACGGACCAGGTGGCCGGGTCGGCGCCGGTGGTGTTCCAGGCCCGTGCCCGGATGGTGGTCCCGAACACCGAGCACACCACAACCCACGAGTTGCCGGCGGCGTGCGTGCCCACGTTGACCGCGGTGGCCACGCTGGAGCCGGCACCACCGATGCGCTTGCTGATGCCGAGCGTGACGCTGCCCGCGGTGGGGATGGTGAGGACGGCCTCGTAGTAGTTGCTGGAGTCCAGGTACCGGACCGGGATGCGCAGCGTCACCGCCCCGCCGGTCGGCACCGGCAGGGCCGGAAAGGTGATCCGCGCGGTGTGGTCCGCCTTGCCGGTCTCCACCGTGGCATAGAGCAACGTCCCCACCGCGGCCAGCGCGATACGGGCGGTGGTGCCGGTGGTGGAATAGTTCGTGTTGGCCCCGCTGTACTGCCACGCCTGCCCGGACAGCGGCTCAGTACCGAGGCCCGGGGACGTGGTGCGGGTGAACGGGTCCAGGTTCAGGTTGGTCATCGCGGACCCACCCTGTTCCGCCACGCCTGGCGCTTTTCGGCGGCCCGGGTGGTCCGCACGGTGTACGCCTGGAACGGCTGCCCGTCCAGCATCACGGCGATGCTGGACTCCGCGTGCACCTGGATGGGCGGCTGGTGCGGCATGCTCCCGGTCCCGGCCTCTCCGGCCAGGGCCATCCGCGCGCCCGCGGCGAACTGTGCGGGCGCCCACCCGGACAGCCCGCTGTAGTCGTTGGTGCCGGTCCGGGAGTGCCCGGTTGACTGGTCCGACGTGCCGGGCGGCGCGCCCTGCTGACGGTAGACGGTGGTGAAGTACTTGGTTTGTGGCTTGGCCAGTTGCTCATAGGCGTTGATCAGCTTGTCCACCTCGGCGTGGTTGAGCCCCAGGCTGTACAGCAACTTGCGCAGGCCCTCCAGTTGCGAGACGTACGCGGCGTTGGCCGCCTGCGAGGCTTCCTGCGTGCCGTTGCCGGCGGCAATGTCCGCATCCCGCTTGCGTTGCAGGTTCTCGATCTGCTGGAGGATGACCTGGTTGTTCTGCGCGCCGGACTCGGTGGACTCGTCCAGGGACTTCTTGTTGTCCTTGATGGTCTTGGTCAGGGTCTGCAACCCCATGTTCACCGCGAGGTTGGCCTGATCCACGCCCATCTGTTCGGCGAACAGCCGACTGAACGTGTCGTTGAGCAGTTGCGCCTGTGTGGCCGTGTTCCCCAGTGCGCTCCGCAACTCTTCGTACTGCTGCCCGGCAAACGCGGCACTTGCGCCGGCCTGTTTGGTGGCATCGGCGGACACCCATACGGCATCCGAGGTCTTCGGTGCGAGGTGCGCCAGTTCGGCGAGCTTGCCCAGGAAGTTCAGGCCGGGGGCAGAGATGCGCGCTCCGACCGCCAGTAGCTCGATGAGTCCCCGGAGCTGGTACATCAGCGACCCGAGAGCGGCGGCACCACCGCTACCAGCGGAGGAGAACGCGTCCAGGAGGTGGCCCACCGCGGACGCCAGGCCCGGCAGTTGCGCGCCGATCGTGCGGAGCACCAGGCCACCGGCTACAGAAGCGTGCTCCAGGGCGGGCAGGAGGTTGTGGAGTGCCTTGGTGGCGTCGTTCGCCAGCGGCCCCACGTCCACCGCGAGGTTGCGGAAGATCCGGGAGATCACCGGCCGTTCGGCGTCCCACGCCTTTTCGAACTTGGGCGCCAGCGCCAACAGGTCCTGCGCGAACGGCTTGGCATCCTCGCGGAGGTTCCCCAGGATGACGGTACCCAGGCGCTGGTATGCGGCGGCCACCGCCGGGTCCTGCGCACCGAGGATAAGTCCGGCGGTAATCCCGCCCGCGGCCACGCCGCCGGTCACCGCACCGGACACGGCGGCGGCCATGAAGGGCGCGGCGGCCACCGCGGAACCCACCAGCGCTCCGTACAGCAGACCCTTGCCGCCGCCGGGGATGGCGTCGAGAGCGCCCTTCAGGCTGGTGACGGTGGCGTCCGCGGCGATGATGCCGGCCTTCTGGCCGAACTGGACGAACTTGCCCAACAGGCCGTCCAGCTTCTGGATCTCCTTGCCGTCCGGCACCAGGTCAGTCTTGAGGGTCTTGGCCACCCGGCCGAGCTTGGCCGCCTCCGCGTTCGCCTTCTGGAAGTCCCGCAGGATCTTGGCGTCGCCAGTCTTGTCGAACTCCCGGGCCAGCGCCAGGGCGGCAACCCGGGCCTCGGCCATTTTCCGGGCCAACTGGCCCGTCTGGTCACCGAGTTCATCGACCTTACGGGCGGCCTTGTCCGCCTCTCGGCCAAGGTGCTCGAACCCGGACGAGGCGGACTCGGTGGCCCGGCCCGTGTTGTCGGTGGCCTTCAGGCTCCATTCAACGTCCCGCTCAGCCACCGATGCTCCCGAATGCCTTGGCGGCGGCCCGCTCGATCGCCTGGTCCCACTCGGGACTCTCGGCGGCGGTCTTGGTGAAGAACCCGGGCCGTACCGTCTGCGTGTGCCACTGACCGCGGTAGCGGCGGCCCCACGAGGGGTGCCGCACCCGGCCCCGGTCGATGGACCGGACATCCGTCTGCGCCCGGGTGGACCGGCGGCCCCCGCGCAGGCGGATGCCGGCGGCCTTGCCGCGCAACGTGATCAGGGCCGTGATCTTCGTGCCGGCCACCCACTGACCGAGTCCGCCGGAATGCGGAAGCGTGGCTAGCGCGGTGGCCTTGATCCGGCGGCGCACCGGGTCCACCGGCGTGCGCAGTTCCTGGCGCACTTCCTTGATCAGCACATCATCGCGGTCGAGCTGTCGGAGGGAGCGGACCAACACCCAGATATCTCCCATGGCCCGCCCTCCCTATCCCTGCCCGCGGGCCGCGTCCGCGGCCCGTTCTTCCCACACATCGATACACGTTGCAAGGTCCCGGGGATGCATGCGCAACGCCACCTCCACATCCACAAGCGTCCGACCCTGCAACAGGGCCAGTTCGATCAGACCTCGGCGGACGCTGCCGGGTTCCCAGGGTCCGCCTCAGGCGCCTCCGCGCCCGCGGCCTTGTCCAGGTTCGTCACCGAGAGGCACTCGTCCTTGAACGCCTCGAAGGTGGGGAACTGGTGGAGCTTGTTCCGCTTCCCAGCCCGCCACGCGAGGTAGCGCAGGAACGTGTACGGCCGGGCCTCCACGAGGTAGAACGACACACCGAAGGGCTCGCACTCGAATTCGGCGATGTCCCGCTGGTCCGCCTGCACCCTGAAGGTGGAGCCGCCCACCATCTCCGCTTCCAGGTTGAAGACCGTGCTCACGCGCTGGTCCCCCAAATGATCACGTCATAGGTGACCGACGTGCCGGCCCCGCCGTTCGCCACCCGGAGTAGGTCCGCGGTGGCGGCGGTGACGGCGTAGCCGGCGGCGTCCGCGCCACCCGCCATGAGCGCCAGCGTGGCCCCCGGCCGCACGGTGACCGTGTGAGCGGCGGCGCCCACCCACGAGATGAACCCGTTGGAGGTGGCGTTGCCCACGATCACGTTGTTGGCGTTGGCCGCCGCCGCCGAGATGATCAGGCCCTTCACCTTGACGAACGCCAGCGCCACGCCGAACGCATCGGTGAGGGCGGCACCGTTCAGGTCCAGGTCATCGGTGCTGGACGCGGGGATGGTGCGCTGGTCGTGCCACAGCTTGTCTGCCTGGCCGGCGCCGGTACCGGACTGGAGCAGGGCGCGGTACGTCTTGAGGAGGTTCGCCTGCGCGGTGGTGAGGTCGAGCGGGTTGTTCTGCTGGATGTTCAGCACCAGGCTGGCATCAGTAACGAGTCCCATGATCGTCTCTTCTCAGCTCGTCCCGAACGTGGGCACGCCGATGACCGGCAAGGTCAAGGTCTTGGTGAGGAACGCGCCCTGCTCACCGCCGAACTCAGGCTTCAGGGCCACCGCCGTGAACGTGGCCCGGGGCTGGCCCACACCGGTCTTGGGCTGGAGCACGCAGGAGATCTGCGTCCCGGTGGGCAGGCCCCGCAGGTAGGCGGCCAGGCCACCCGCGATGTTGATCTGGAGCCCCTCCAGCTCGAAGGTCCACACCTCGGAGTCCGTGTCCTGGACGGCACCGTCCGGGACCAGGGTCTTGTACGTCTGGATGGGCTGATCGGGAACCAACCGCGCCTTGCGCAACTGGTTGGTGTAGTCGGTGCCGTCCACCGTGACGAGTGCGTCACGGTAGACCATGGCACCAGTTGCGGAGGGCATGGTCTACTCCTCTGTCCGTACGGTGATGTCAAACGCCAGCAGTTCCGCGCCCTCCGCGGTCGGCACCGTCACGGGGACGGCCCGGTCCACGAACGCCACGGGCTTGAGTGCGAAGTACAGCGGCGGCCAGTGCACGTCCCACCACTCCTCGGCGGCCACCTCGTCCTGCGGGACGATGACCGCAATGGACCAGGTGACCATGAATGCGTCCCCGGCGTCATGGTCCAGGACGGCCAGGCGGGGCCAGGCATCCCCCGTGTTCGGCACCGCGGGCCGCTGCGTCACGCCGCGTACGTCCCCCACCGTGGACAGCGCAGCGGCCAGGATCTGGCGCTGGCCCTGAAGACTCATCCGATCACCAGCCGGCGGTAGGGCCGCTCCAGGCGGCGCACCTCCGGATCGTTGCCCGGGATGATGGCCGGGCCGCCGTCCGCGTCCCCACCGGCCATCGCCAGCGGCAGCCGGCGCATGGCGAGGTTGCGGGCCACCCGGCGCAGCAGCGCCTCGCGGAGGCTGTCCGGGTACGGGTTGCGCTCACCGCACTTGTCCCGCTGCGCCGAACGTTCGGCATTGAACGCGTCCGTAATGGCGGTGGTGGACCAGGAGGACGCCACCTCGGCGAGGTACGCGGCACAGTCGGCCACGGTGGGCATGCCGGCGGCGGTGGTGGGGCCGAGCACGTACACCGCGGCGTCCGCCGCATCCTCCGGCGTGGACAGGTGCGCCACCCACCGCCCGGCGGTGCCCACCGTGACGATCACAGACCAGTTGCCGGTGTCCGACCCGGCCACCGGGACAGGTGCGGACGTGGCCCCGGACGGGTCTGTGATCGTCACGGTGGGCGTCACCGCGGAGGTGGGCTCACCGGTGGACGCGTCCCACGTGGACAGGTCCAGCTCCCACGCTTCGCCCACCGCGGCCATGGCGGACGCGGCGGACACAAGGCGAAGGTAGGTGGCCATCACTGCACCAGGTGGGCCGAGACGGAGTAGGTGATCGAGTTGGCGTTGCCGTGGTTCACCGACACCCGCAGGGCCTCAGTGAGCACATCGTTGGCCGCGAGGTTGGCGGCCACCACCAGGCCCGGGTACACCCGGAGCACGGTGGTGGACACGGTGGTGATGGCCGCCGAGGTGAGTAGCGGGTACCACTTGCCGGAGGTCACGTCCTGGAGCTCCAGCACCACCGTGATGGACGGCGCGGTGACGATGGCAGTCACGTCCACCACCACGTGCACGCCGAGCGCGTACCCGCACGCCACCACCGCCGGAGTCGGCGTGGCGGTGCGCGGTGCGCTGGCCAGGACCGCAACCTCCCGGGAACTCATGCCCGCTCGACCCGCTGCCCGGACACCGGGTCGATGGCGAACCCGAACGTCACGATGTCATGGCGCATGCCTTCGGACACGAAAGGCTCCTTGGGGCGCAGGGCGTACCCGTAACGGGCGATCTCCTGCTCCTCGGTGAGTACCTCCGGCTCCGGCGGGGACGGGTGATCCACCACCTTCGTGTCCATCGGCGCGGACGCGTCCACGGACGGGTCCGCCACCGATGCGGGGCCGGCGTTCTCCGGCACGTCCCCGCCGTTGAGCGCCTGGACGTCCTTCTTGGTCGTCATGGTGAGGTCTCCTTACACCGGGTCGTACGCGAGGCGACGGACGCCGGTGATGTCCGTGATGGCCATGGCGCGGTAGCCCCAGATCCCCATGTGGATCTTGGCCACCGAGATGTTTTCGAACGTCAGCCGCTGCGGGGCGGTGGCCCAGCCGGACACGTCCCCCCGGTCGAACAGGTACGAGTTGGACGAGTTCGCGGACGTGGCCGCCAGCGCCCACGCCGGCCGGAACACCAGGCCGGCCACCAGCAGCGCCGAGAAGAAGTCCTGCGTGGTGCCGGTGGCGTTCTGCGCGCCGAGCACCGGGAACAGCTTCCGGCCGGACGAGTCCTTGGCCGCGATGAGGGCCTTGTACAGGTCCACCTGCGCGAACGCGTCCCGCATCCGGAAACCACCGCGGACGTACTGGAGCGGGGCCAACTGCGAGGTCAGGGACGCCTCCAGCGCGCTGTCCGCCGCCGCCGTGGTGATGGTGATGGTGGTCGGGGCCGCCGCCTCCAGCATGGCCACCGCCGCCGCCTCCAGCGCCTCGAACCACGCCCGCACCATCTGGCGCCAGATCAGGCCGGACAACTGCGGGTTGCCACCCTGGTCCCATGCCTCGCGCGAGATCTCCACCTTGCCGGAGATCGCGGCCGGCGTGATGGTCTGCGAGGTGGCGGTGAACACGCCCGGCGTGGGCTCCGTGTTCTCCACGTTGGCGGCCACCAGGCCGGACGAGGTGGAGAACTTCGGGAGCACGAACGGCGTGGCGTCCGCGATAGTGCCCTTGTTAATGGCGTTCCAGATCGGGTACTCGAACTCCTGCTGGTCCACGTACATGTCCGGGCGCTGCTTGTTCGGGTTGAGGGACGCCACGTCCGTCATCGCGGTGGCGAACTCCACCCGGCGGCGGTCCGCGTCCGCGAACTGCTTGTGCATCCAGTTCGTGGCCCGCTCCAGCGCCTCCGCGTCCCCCTGGAAGCCGGAGATCACGTCCGTGGAAAAGTCGAACTTGCCGGGCCGAAGGTTGCCCTTGGCGTCGAACGTGTAGGGCTCCGGCTCCACCACGCGGGCCGGGCCGGCGGGCCGGCGGGTCGGGTCCACGCGCTCCGGCTGCTCCGGCGGCGTGGGCGCACCCGCACCGAGCAGCAGACCCATCGCGCCGGGGACCTTCAGCAGCGCGCTGATCTGCTCCGGGTACAGCCCGAACTGCACGCCGTCCGGCTTGACCTCGGCCCGCCCGGCGGGCACGCCGGCCAGGGCCTGGAGCACGCCGGGGACCTGGAGCAGGCCCTGGAGCTGGTCGTTGTTGAGCTGGACCGCCGCCGCGGGCTTCTGCTCCGGCGGGTTGTTCTGCGGAGGCGCGCCGCTGTCCGGCGCGGGCTCCTTGACCGGTGCGGTCATCATCTCTCCTTGATCTGCGTGCGCGGCCACCCTGGTCACGCGGGCATCGTCAAACGCGGGAATGGCCAGGAGGCTCGACTCCCGCCAGGCGGCACCACCCACCGCCACCAGGAGCACGCCCTGATTTTGCGGGTCGGGTTCGGCCGCGTTGATCTCTACGCCAACGGACCAGCCGTCCCGGATACCGTCCACGGCCTCGGCCAGCGCGCGGTCCCCGTCCGGCCCCTCAGCGATCTTGTACCGGGCGAACATGCCGTCCGGCGTGTCCTGGTAGTGGACCAACTTGCCCAAGGGCTGCGACTGGTCGTGGTCGCGCAGGGCCTTGTTCCGGCGCAGTTCAGCCGGCGGGACGAGGGACCCCATCTGGAAGCGCCAGCGCTGGCCGTTCTTCCAGGCCACCTTGTTCACGCCGTACGGGAGCACGATGCCCTCGATGATCCGGCGCTCGGTGTCCACATTGGCCAGCGGCACCAGGTCCG